CCGTAAACCCTTCAAAATTATTGCTGCCATCAGCCGCCTGAACAGGCGTTTCATCTAAAAAGATGCTCTTGTTGCCATCATCAAGGCCACCAATCTCACCTTCACTGATCAGGTCAAGAACGTTGGCAAACTGTGTTGACTGGAGCGTATCGTCCGCCTCAGTTGGCGTGCTTCTGCTGCCACCACCGCCTTTGCCGCCGCCACCACCAGCCCCAACAACGTATTTGGTCTGAGTCATGCCTGCACCTGGTCAACGTCAAGACCGCTGGACAGCACTGCTGACCCAACGAACAGCCGCCCATAGGCTATTGGGCAGGGCATCCCCTGACGACTGGTGTTGACGACGTTGGAGAAGGTAAAGGACTCCAGCTGGACTGACTCGTCAAGCGTGCTGTTAAGTCTAGGTTGCGGTGAAATTGCTTGAGCAATGCCAAACAGAGTTAAACCAACGCCAATATTTCCTGCAGCAATAGCAAGACTCAAACCCGTTGTGGCAGTTACACCAGAAGCAAGTCCAAAACCCGTAGCGCCAAAAGCAAGCGAAGTGCCTCCTGTCACAACTGCTGTGGCTATTAAGGCCGCCCCAAGAAGAATTGCACCCGTTCCCCGTCCAGCGCCAGCAACCACAGGCGTGATGCTAAAAACTTCTTTGTCGCTAAAGGGCATCAACAAAGGAGCAACGTTCTCTTCAGTTACTTTTTCCTTGCTGACTGCTACGCGATAACCAACACCGTCCTGTTCACTATCAATCAACCACTTATCTAGCCCTGGAAAATTGACGCACAATGCCTTAATCGCCTGCGCTGGTGTTGCTACGTCAAACTCAAACCGGCATTGACCAAGCCGTTTACGCAAAGCGCCATAGACCTTAACGACTTTCATGCCTCAAGGCGCAGGCAGTGCTCTTCCCATAGTAACCGCCATAGACATCACGGCTAGACAACCTGCCCTGCACATGATGCAGCACCTGTTGATTACCCAGATAAATTGCTGCATGGTTCGGCAACGGTGAAACCAGATTCATCAAAATCAAGTCACCGCGCTGCACCTTCTCAAGCGGAATCTTGCTAAACCCCTCTGCAGCAAAGTTGTCCATATACAAGTTCTCGCCACGATCCCAGAACTTGTCACGCCGGTCATAGTCCCGCAGCTGGACGCCGTACTCCCTTGCGTACCAGTCGCGCACAAGCGTGTATATCCCCATTCTCTTGTGTTTGGGTTAACAATGAACCATGGCAACTCTGATTTTTCACAGGCAACTTTGTCAGCAACAGAAGGCTCAGGATTTGTTGTTGGGTGACTGTGGACAATCGCAATAACCTCACCTTGATCTTCAACTTCTTTCCATCCATCTAAAATAAAATGCTCGTCTGGTGTTTCAGCAATATTTTCACACCAAAAGTATTGCATTCTTCCTTTAACAACCGCGATTAAGCCGCAGCACTCAATAGGAGAGTCATGGATAGCATGTTGCAAAATTTCTGATTTAATTTGATCAGAAAGTTGCATCATTTTGTTAATCCAGCTCCAGGGAATGAACCAAACGGCAGCTCAGCGTTCTCGCCAAACCGCAACTTGCAGCTAGCAACGCGTTTGCCGCAAACATCTTGCGCCTCAGTGGTGACCTCGTTGCCGTTTACATCGTAATAATCGGTGCCGGTGTAGCTGCACTCGCTGCTGCGATATTTCCACTGACAGATGTTGGCGATGATCTGACGTTTTGGAATCTTTTGGCCTGCTAGGTCAAACTTGCTGGCTAGCTCAAACGTCACGCTGTCCCTCGTTTCGCTGGACTTACGGTCAATAAACCAACGCTCTTGCGGGAACTGAGCATTTGGGTCTGCTGCACTCTCGCCGTCGAGATATTTTTTCAACGTCCTAATTCGACGAACTTCTGCCCCGCCAAGGTCATTGCCCGCTGTTGTCGTATTTACTAGCAGCAACAATGCGCTGATAGTGCTGCTGAGATTGCTGATGGTCAGGGTTGGCCGGGGCAACGTGCCAGTGTTTGTATACTCAAAACCGTCAGCCTTGATCGGAATCCGACTGTAGGTGTCGCCGTTGAAAACAATGTTGCCGTCAACATTAGCATTTGCCCCAGCATGAAACCGATAAACATCACTGCTGCCATGCAGTGTTGAATCAAGCCTGAGCTGAAATAACTCAATGATGGCGCTGGGGTTGATCTTTGCCAGATCTTCAAAAGCTGATGCAATTCCTGTCCACACACAAGTGTTGTCAGTGACAGTATCGCCAACACTGTTAGGCCAACTTGGCTCTGTTGCTGCTGACGTTCCAGCAGTCGTGCAGCGAAAGAAGAGACCAGACGCCTGCTCAGTGCTGGCGCGTCGGATGTCGCCAACAGAAAACGCGGTACTAGCGGCCCAAGCTGCAACTGCCATTACGGTTCAAAAACTTGGCGGAAAGTAGCAGATATCTCATTGACGTTGGCATAATTATGATTTCTCTGCCATCTCTCTACAACCCACTTATAGGTGTCTGTGTCGTCAAGCGGACTCCAATCAAAAGCTCCATTATCAGCAGCTCTAGCATCAAAAAAGGCTTCAATTGCATCGGCATCTGTGCTGTCTTTTGCAGTCCACTTCAGATCCCAGATGCGTGCATTTTGATTGAGACCATACGTCAATCGCTTTTCGTAGCCATCACCAAATTGCACCTTGCGCACTACAGGAGCAGAACGACGAACAGCGCCAAAATCAGGAGTTGTGCCACCACTGCTTGTTCCTACGGTCGCATCATTGAAAATAGCCATTACGCGAGCAAGCCTCCAGGACGTTTTTGCTTGACAAGTTCAGCTTGTACAGCAATGCCAATGGCTTTGCCGAGTTGATTTGCACCTTGTGCATCACCTTCAACAGATGAGCCAGATGCATCAACGTTCACGACCACGTTACCAACACCAACGCTAGTTGCTTCAACACCAAGACGACCACCAGGCCCGCGACGCAATGGCATGATTGCCTCAGGGCCAGACTCGCCCATGAGACCAGCACCGTTTGCCATAGGGAACAAAGTGGGCTTGTTTACAACACCGCCATAAGCAAAAGGTGTTACGCGACCATTTTGGAAGGCTGCACCATTGGCGAAAAGGCCAAGCAAACCACTGCCGCCGGTGCCATCTGCTCCCCTAAAGCTGCCGATACCAGCTCGCAAGAACAAACTTGCCATCTGCCTAAGGATGCCTGACAAAGACTGGCTGAGAGATTTAGTCCCATCAATAAGGCCCATAATTGCGTTAGTCAGGCCTTCCTGAATAGTCGTCTTTATGTTTTCAAGTAGCTGTTGGCTCTTTGTAAGCTCCTGATTTATTTGGACCTCACCATTCTTTGCCTGTTGTCTCAATCTATTTCCATCTTGAATTAGCTTATTGCGGCTTATTTGAAGCAATTCATCGCGCTTAAGCGCTGTAATTTTGCCCTCTTCAAACTTGAGAGCTATACCCTCATTTCTGATCAGATACTGAGTTTGAGCAACCAACTCTTGGTTTTGCTGCTGCAGAGCCTCACCCAATCGCCCCTGCAAATTCACCATTCTTTGACTTGTATCTGTTGGCGTACGGCCACCACCGTCAGCGCCACCTCCTAAGTCTTGAATGCCTGGCAGCCCGCCAAGATTGACATCAGGCTGTTGTACATCAACAACGCCTGCGTCCCTGAGACGAATCTGCCTATCAATGACTTTGCGGGCCTCTTCTCTTGACCGCAAAGCGCGTTGTCTTTCTCGTGTTGTAGCCGCTGGATTATCTAAAACTGCTTGCGCGGTCTCAAAACGAGTCTCTGCTGCAGCTAATTTGCCCGCGTCAAAAGACAGATTCAAGAAACGAGCAAGAGCATTTGTTGCTCTTGTAATGTCCTTAACAATTGACCCAAATATTTTCTGGAAAAAAGCACCAATCGGCTGCAGTAAGCGACCAACACTTTCTTGCAATTGCTGCAATTGAACTTGCAGTTGATCACCAGCAGCCTTAGGGCTCTTTGCAATAGCTTCCGCGTTCTTGCCGTAACGATCAAAGATCGCCTTCGCAAAGCCTTGAAAGTCTTGCAGGCTGACCTTGCCCTGCTCTAGAGCCTTGTCAAGCTCTGCAGGGGTAAGCCCCATTGACTCAGCGAACAGCGTAAATGCACCGGGCAAACGTTCACCAATCTGCTGACGTAGTTCTTCTGCAGATACCTTGCCTTTACTGAAGACCTGGGCTGTAGCAGTCAGTGCTGCATCAACATCACTGAGAGAGCCACCTGTTGCCCTAACAGCAGCGACGATGCCATTAAAGGCAGTCTTGGTGTCATCAAGATTGCCGCCTGCCCCCTGTACAGAGGCTTGCAGCTTCGTGAACTGCCGCGTCAGAACTTCTTGCGGAATCGCAAAACGCTCAGTGCTTTCTTGGACAAACTTAAGTCCTCGCTGATATTCCTCTGAACTGGTGGTGACACCCTTCAGGGCAATACGCAGCTTGTCCAGATTTGCCGAGTATTCAGCAGTTGCTCCAAGTGCTTGCCTAATTCCACCGACTTGTGCGCCGATAGCGGCACCCACAGCAGCACCAGCAGGTCCACCAGCAGCGAGGCCAATACCAGCACCAAGTGCGCCTTCAGGGCCACCAAAAACGCCACCAGCCGCAATGGCTCCAACACCTTTTGCAGCCCCTCTTAGTCCACCAATGCGTCCTAAAAACCCTGTCGGGGCACCTCTGCCCTGAACCTTCTGCAGCTGTGCATCAAGGCGTTTTGCATTCTCGGTCGCAACCTTGAATTCACGGCTGCCAATCTTGACCTGCTCAGAAATATCACGCCATGCATTTCTATAGCCACGCAGATTCGCAATGCTCTGCGTGCTATTACGCTGAATCTTTTTTAGCTCAAGTGACAGCTCGCGGAACTGTCGATTGGCAGGTGCTGCAGCCTTGGAGCCAAGGTCATTCAGCGATTTCGACA